ACCCGCGCCGAAACGCTATTGATGGGCGGCAATCCAGACGATGCCTTCAACGCTTTGACAGCACCCGGGACCGCCGAACCCGCGCCTGGCGGCCCCGGACCCCAAGGCGCCCCTGGCGGCGGATCACCTGCCCCCCCACCGCCGCTAGGAGCGCCACCAGGACCATTTGCAGGACCACCCAACCCGCTTGGAGCACCGGCCATCCCGACCGTTGGACCCATGCGCCTGCCAAGAAACACCCCGCGGGCGCCGATGGGCGGCCATGTGCCGAGTCCGATGCCAATCAAACCGCCTGGCCTAACCAAGATGCGCCCGGCGATGCCGCCGCACCCGCCCAAGCCGCCAAGCACCGGATTCAGCGCCGGCAAGGGGCTCTAGGGGGGTCCATTCAATTGTTATTGCGTGAGCGGGAACAGCGCGCCCCTAAAATCAGAGCGTACAGGCGACCGCCGCGCCTTCATCCAATGCGGCGAGGACAGGAGCTTAGGACATGGCATCGCGCAAAAGCCCATTACATGACGACGATGACCAGCTCTTAGAACAACCAGGCGAGAGCCAGGACGCCCCCGCAGAGGATGACGAAGGCGACGAGGAAGAGGGCGAGGAGTCGCAGGAGGGCGACGAAGGGGAAGAAGGCGAGGAAGGGGAACGCGAGAGCGGGGACGAAGGGGAAGAGGGCGAAACCGTCATTTCATGGGCCGACGACGAGCCCGGCGAAGGCGAAAATCAGAATAGTGTTCTTCGCAAGATCCGCGACCGCAACAAGGAGCTGGCGCGCGAAAATGCCGAGCTGCGCAGAAACCAGCAGCAGCAGCAACAGCCGGCCGAGGAATTGCCGCCCAAGCCCAAGCCCGCGGACTTCAATTACGATGATGACGCCTACGACCGCGCCCGCGACGAGTGGGAAGAGAAGAAACAGCGGATCACCGCGCAACGCGACGAGCAGCAGCGCCAGACCGAGGCGCTTAACCGCGAATGGCAGCAGGATTTGAACAACTACCAAGCCAAGCGCGAGGCGCTGGCCATGGACGATTACGACGAGGCTATTGCCCCGGTCAGGAATCGCATGAACTTGGCGCAGCAATCCGTCATCGTGAAAGCCGCGCAGGATCCGGCCGCCTTCAGCGTTGCGCTGGCCAATTCCGAGACACGGCTAAACGAGCTGGCCAAGATTCAAGACCCGTTCAAACTGGCGGCAGCGATTGCCCGCATGGAAGGAGGAGTCAAAGTGACCAAGCGGCGCAAATCGCCCCAACCAGACCGGCCAGCGAGAGGAACCGCCCGGATTGCGAGCGGCGGCAAGGTCGACAAGACCGAGGAAAAGCTGATCAAGGACGCCGACGAAACCGGCGATCGAACCAAGCTCATTGCCTACCGCAAGCAGCAGCGAAAAGCCGGCCAAGCAGCCTGAAAGCGGGAAGGCACTAGGTCCCTGTTAGCCCTTCCCCGGGAGTCAACGTTTCGCGAGGAACCGAACATCTTGGAGGGGAGGACACCGCGGTAAAAGCCCTTAATCCCCTTAATTGCCGCACCCGGATTCCACCCCGGGAATAAGCCATTTTACGCCTGCAATTGTTCAACTGCAAAAGCGAGTTTCGAGCTTTAGAATTCGCGCCTGACGGCCGCGAAACCAGCGCCCCCGGCTGAAACAGGGGAGTCCCAAATCGCGTGGCCCTTACCGGCGTCCGGCCGAGGCAGCAGCAACCAGCGAGCAGGGACGGCACGGCTATGCCTACGAAATTCACCCATGAAGAAATCGTTATGTTCGATCACGTCATTGACGGTTTCGACGACATGCTAGTTATCGGCAAGGTTGCCGATATCTTTAACGCTGGCCCGACCGGCGAGGACATGGAGCACAGCCTAGACAAGTTCTGGCTTCCCCAGCCGCTAATTAGCGCGAGCTTCGACGGCTTCGACCAGACCGCCAATTTCATGGACGGAACGGAACTCGCGATTCCGGTTTCCATTGGCTACCACAAGTCCATTCCGCTGAAACTGTCAGCGAAGAACCTCCGCAACGCCACGTTCATGAGGAACAAGGGCGTCAGCGCCAAGCAAAAGCTTTCCAGCGACGTAAACCTAGCCCTGTTCAACACGGTTGCCCTGCAAGGTGCCCAGTTTGTCAAGCGCACCGGGCCCGCAGTTGGTTTTGACGATGTTTCGCTAGCCGACGCAGCCTTAACCGAAATCGGCGTTCCAACCCTCGATCGTTACTATGTCGCAGCGCCCCGCGTGGCCAATTTGATGGCCAGCGACCTTGCCAAGCGCCAGACCTTCAGCGGCGTTCCACAGGACGCCTACGAACGCGCCGTTATCGGGATCAACATTGCCGGTTTCGACGTGTTCAAGAACGACCAGTCTATTCGCCTTGGCGCAGCCACCGGCGGCGCGACGACCGTTAACGGCTCTAACCAATACTGGGTGCCGGCGCCTTACAGCGTTGCCGCCACCGGCGAAATTTCCAACGTCGACAACCGCGGCATGAACTTGTCTGTTACGTCCGCGAACTATGCCGGCATTAAGGTTGGGGACGCCTTCACGATTACCGGCGTCGACACCGTGCACCTGATCACCAAGCAGGACACCGGCCAGCTGATGACCTTCCGCGTCGTTGGCAAGCCATCGGCCGGCGTGATCACGATCTACCCGGCGATCATCTCCAATCAGGGCGGCAGCGCGTCAGAGCGCGAGTACCAGAACGCCAGCGCCACCCCGACGACCGGCGCAACGCTTAACTGGCTCAATACCGCGGCCGACTATCTCAATCCGTTCTTCCGCAAGGACAGCCTGCTATTGATCCCGGGCACCTATGCCGTCGAGCCCGAGGACGGTTGGAATGTTATGCGGGCCACCACCGACCTAGGCATTAGCATCACCTACACCCGCCAAGGCGCGATCAACGACCTGACCGTTAAAGCCCGTTGGGACGTGGATTTTGGCACATGCCTGACAAATCCGCAGATGGCAGGCGTGGAAATGTTCAACCAGCCATAAGCGGGAAAGAGGATCCCATGACTGACAAAACCAAGGCCGCAGCAGCCGACGAGCAGACCAAGACCAAGGATTTGCCCAAGGAAGCGCAGGACCCGGCCAATTTTCCGCGCATGGTTTACCGGGCCGGACATGAGGTCCGCGTGTGGAATGAATTCGACGTGGACACCCTGATTGTTGGCGGCCCGGCGGCACTGGCTGACGCGCTTAACAACGGTTGGTTTATGGATCCGAGCGAGGCGGCCGCCGCAGCCCCGGAGGGGAAAGACAAGGAAGGCAAGGACGTGGACGACACGAACAACCCTAACAAGGTAACATACGACCCTTTTCGGGATCCCAAGAACATTCGCCCGAACGAACCGGACAACGCGCCGCTTCGGAATACGGGATACGTCGAGCCGCAAACGGGCGATTTACCCGATCCCCCCAACAGTGAGGCCGAGCCTCCGCGACAAGTGCCAGTTCCCGACGAAGAGGCAAACGAAACCGCCGAGAAATACAACCCTTCGCATTCCGAGGAAAAGGACGACAACGAGAAGGCGGCGCCTTCAGGGCCGGCCAGCAGCGGCCAGCATCCGACAGGGGAAACGGTAGAGGCGCCGCCGCCCAAGCCAACCGACAACGCCGACAAGGACGAGAGCAAGAGCCTTCAGGACAAGGGCGCACCGCCGGGAGCGCACAAGGTCAAGTAAGATGCCGGCGAAAAGCGGAAAGCAACAGCGCTTTGCAGCAATGAGCGCGAGCCCCAAAGGACGCCAAGCCCTGAAGGCCATGGGCCGAAAGCCAATGCCGGTTAAGGTTGCCAAGGACTTCAGGACCAAGCCAGCCGGCGGATACAAAAAGGGCAAGAGCCGCCGCTAGCAATTGTTTGAACGGCACCGAGGGCATGGGCGGGCTAAAATCCGTCCATGCCCATTACCATAACCATTGCCGAGGACGGCCCGCCCAAGCGGCAAATCATCGAAATGGCATTTTCGGAAATCGGCGCCGCCGGTTACGAATTCGGCCGCACCGCCGAGGAAATCACCGACGCACAGGCCAAGCTCAATGCACTCATGGCCGAATGGAAGATACTTCGCGGCATAGACCTGGGGTATATTCAGCCGCCTTACGGGCAGGGCAATCCAGACACTCTAAGCGGGATTCCGTTTGAAACCTTGAACACCGTAGCGCTTTATCTGGCCCTGAGAATTTGCCCGATGATGGGCGCGACCATGAGCGGCGAAGCTCGAGCGGCGATGGCGCGTAGTTTGTTCATGCTCGAATCCGCCTACGCAACGATTCCAATGCAGCCGCTTGCCAACGACACCATCAGAGGCGCGGGCGAGGATCACCGCCGGCGCAACCTGCCATGGCCTTACATCAACGAGACATACGAGGACGTGAATCCGGATCCCAACGCCGACCCCAACGCCGACCCCAACGAGGGCACCGGCGCCGTTGAGCCGGTCTAATGCGAATTCCCTTGCTATCCGGAGTCGTCGCGGACGAGCTGGCGGAGTTCAAGACGAGCTATCCGGTCAATCTCGAGCCGGTAGCAGTTCAGAACAAGATTGCCGCCGGCCAGCTCCGAATGACCGCCGGCAGCATTCCGTTTGCGACCGGACCAGGCAACGACCGCGGCGGGATTTGCTGGAATGATACCCTCTATCGCGTGATGGGCACCCGGCTAGTCAAGGTTGCCAAGGACGGCACGGTAACTGACCTGGGAGACGTTGGAACCGACTTCCTGCCGGCGAAGTTCGATTACAGCTTTGACCGCTTAGGGATCAGGAGCGGGACCAATCTCTATTATTACGATGGCACGGCGCTGACCCAGGTAACGAACGTCAATCTAGGCCCGGTTTTGGATTTTATCTGGATCGACGGCTATTTCATGACCACCGATGGAAACGACATTGTAACCACCGAGCTTTCCGACCCGACCAACGTTTTGCCGTTGAAATATGGCAGCGCCGAGCAGGACCCGGACAATATCACCGGCCTGATCAAGCTTCGCAATGAAGCCTATGTGTGCGGTGAAAACACGATCGAGGTATTGCAGGACGTTGGCGGATCCGGCTTTCCGTTCCAGTCGATCCCTTACGCAACGATTCCCTACGGTTGCGTTGGACCCATGGCCAAGGTTCGCTTTGGCTTCAGCTTTGCCTTTGTCGGATGCGCGCGCAATGAGGGCTTGGGCGTCTTTCTGGCCGGCTATGGCGATGCGCAACGCATTTCCAACCGCCTCATAGAGGACGAGCTGACCGCGGTTTCCGATCCTACCTCGATCATCCTTGAATCTAGAGTTGCCCGCGGCGAGCAGCGCCTTTTCATCCACTTGCCGACCAAGAGCCTTGTCTATCTTCAGACCGCTTCCGCCATGCTTGGCCAGCCGGCTTGGTATGTCGCGCAGAGCGGAGTCGGCAATCCCTATCGCCAGCGCTTTGCCGTCAAGGCCTATGGCAAGCTCATAGTTGGCGACACCCAAAGCCCTCAGCTCGCGGCGTTGAGCGACACCGTTGCAACTCAGTTTGGCGAAGAGGCGCAATGGCAGTTCGACGTTGGCCTAGTTTACAACTCAGGCATTGGCGGGACGGTTCATACGGTTGAGCTGATCGGCTTGCCCGGCCGCGCGCCATCCGGCGTCGACGCCAGCGCGTTCATGTGCATGACCAGGGACGGCGAGACGTTCACCACCGAGCGCCCATTGCCGATGGGCCTTGCAGGACAGCGCCGCAAACGCATGCAATGGCGCCCGCGATCGACGTTCCGCAATTATATCGGCTTTCGCTTCAGAGGCCTTAGCTCAGTTTTGCCGGGCTTTGCCGCCTGCGAAGCCAATATTACCCCGCTAGGCGCATGACCGACGCCAGCACACCCCCGCCGCAACCCCATCAGATCCCGCGGGACTTGTTGGCAAAATACTTCGCCAAGGATCCGCGGTTGCTCCACGCCTTTGAGAATTTGGGCCAGGCGGTAACGCAGAGCCAGGCCGGCGTTGCCGACACCTCGAGCGCGCTCGATCTGGCCGAGATTGTTACGCTTTCGCCAAACGATGCTTTCAGCAACGAGCATGTATTGAGCAGCGGCGACGGGACCACCGTTAACGCGAGCCCCGGCGCGATGCAGATCGACGTTGATAAGAGTGTTGCTCGAGTGACCGGCGGCGGCGTCACATTCCAGGCGCCGGGCAAAGTAACCGTCACATTGCCGACCAGAGGAACGCTTTTAAGCGACGGCGACCCGCCGAGCTTTTCCGGGCTTGTGAACGCGGCGAGCGATAGCGCAGCAGCCGCGGCCGGCGTTGGCATTGGCGGCGTTTATCACAACGCGGGAGCCCTGAGAGTCCGCCTGACTTAAGCCCTGCGCAATTGTTCAAACGCGAGGGCCGCCCGGCACCGTTATTTTTGCGGGCATGGGTCTATTTGGGATGCTTGGCAGTATATTGGGCGCCGGCGATGCCAAGGCGGCCAGTAGGAGCGCCCAGGCCGCCCAGGTTCAGGGCATGCAGAATGCCATCAACGCCGAAAACACCCAATTCGGACAGACACAGCAGGCATTCGCTCCTTATACGAGCTTCGGCACCACCGCCCTTGGACCTTATGGCGATTTGCTAGGAGTCAACGGCGCGACGAGCCAGCAAACGGCGATCGACGCGCTGAAGAACAGTCCCTATTATCAATCGCTCTACAACAACGGCCAGCAGACCGTTTTGCAGAATTCGGCGGCAACCGGAGGCCTTCGTGGCGGGAACGCACAAGCGAGCCTCTACAACCTTGGCACCGACACCTTAAGCAGCGCGATCCAGCAGCAGCTTCAGAACTTGGGAGGCGCCGTCAATCTTGGTTACGGGGCGACCAACCAGCTAGCCAATTATGGCCAAGCCAATGCCAACACCTTGGCGCAGCTCTTGACCGGCCAGGGACAGGCGAACGCACAAGGGATCTTGCAGCGCGGCAATATCAGGGCCGGCATGTGGGGCAGTTTAGGCAGCGGCCTGGACAGCATACTCAGTGACGTAGCAACCGGCGGCCTTAGCTCCGTGATCCCAGGCCTAGGAAGTTTGTTCCAAGGCGGCGGGGGCGGCCAGACCCTTGGCAGCATGGGCGGATACAATTTCAGCGGCCTACCAGGCATGTTTAGCGGGCTCTAGCAATGGAGTTCTATTCGCCCCTCGATTACAACGCTGGCCTAGACCAGGCGAAGCAGCTTTTCCCGGATTACGCGGCACAGGACGCGCAGCGCCGGGAGCTGGCCGTGCAAGAGGGAACGCTTGCGCTAAACCAGCAGAAGCAGAACCAAACGCTGGCCAATCAGCAGCATTTCGGCACCACCCTGGCGGCGTTGCCTCACGACTTCACGTCAGATCAGTGGCAGCAGTTCCTAGCTGATAATCCTGGCATGCAGACGCAGGCTGACGCCTTTTATAAGACGGTCGACGCACAGCGCCGGTCAGATGATGCACACCGGATGGGCCTTGTCTATTCGGCGCTTAATGCCGGCAACTACAATTTGGCCGGCCAGCTTGTGCAACAGCATATCGACGGCGACAAAACCGGCGGCAGAGATCCCGATCCTTGGGACCAGTCAATGCTTGCGGACATCACGTCAGGCGATGCCACCCGGCAGCAGAACGCGCTTAAAACTTCGCGGGTGGCATTGGCGCTGACCGATCCGGCGAAATTTGGGGAAACATTCGGCGCACTCGACAAGGGAACGCAGCCAATTCTCCGGCAGGAAGGCCCGGACTTGGTTTCTTACGATCCAGTGACCGGCAAAACGACGAAAGTTTACACACAGCGACTTTTCAACGTTGGCCAAGGTGGCGCCATTGCTCCGGACGATGCAGGACCAGCAGACCAAACCGCGCCGCCGGCAACAGCACCAGGCGCAACACCACCGGCAGCGGCGCCGGCCGCAACACCGCCGGCAAATGTCGCAACAGGGCGCATAACACCGGCACCGAAACCGGGCCAATATGTCCCCGCCGAGCAGGCCGGCGGCGATCTAGGATTCGGCGCGGCGTTCGCGAATCTTTGGCCACATGAGAAGGGTTATAATCCGAAGGACTTGAACGGCTTTCCGAGCGCTAACGGGATCAATCTTAAATGGTATCCGCCGGCAGTTCTGGCGAAATACGGCGTCACGGATCCGAAGCAAATGACTCAGGACCAAGCCGCCGCGATCTACCGAAATGAAATCTGGCCACAGAGCGGCGCCGCTAATTTGCCGCCCAATATGCAGGCACCATATTTTGACGCCTACATACGGGCGCCAGAGTTCACCAAGGCGGCGCTTATCCGTTCGCAGGGCGATCCAAGCAAGTTCATGGATCTTGTGCAGGCGCATTTCCAGGGCAATCTTGCCGGCGCCGGCGCTAATGTCGATCGAGCCTGGGCAGGCCGGGACGCTGACAACCGAGCGATTGCGACTGGCCAACCAGCTCCGGGCGCGGTTGCAACGACACCTGGCGGCGTTCCTGTCATGCACACCGGCGGCGGTAACATTGCGACCCCAGGCGGCGGCGACAGCGGAATCCCACCAGCACCAGCCGGATTCCATTGGGCAATTCCACCAAAGCAGCCGGCCGGCGGCACTCCGGTTCAGGCTACCCCGGCACTAATCGAGGAAATGGCGCAGCGAGCCGCCGCCGGCGAAAAGTGGTCAGATATTACTGCCGGCCGCGGAACGATGTCTAACCCCACCATCATGGCAGCAATGAATCGACGGGCAGAAATTGACGGCACCAAAGGACTGACCGGCGCAGACATCGGGATTCAGCAGAATTTTTATCAAAACAATATCGCAAACGCCAAGAACTTAGCCAAAAACCTAGGAATCCTTCAGGCCAGTGAACGCAACTTTGGCGGCGTTGCACAACAGGCCTTAGACGCAGCTAACGCCATTTCAGAGGACACCCAATATCCCCTTTTCAACGTGGCGGTTAATCAGGCGTTACGGCAAAGCGGCGACCCAAGAATTGCCCGACTTGATACTGCATTGCGGAGCGCCGCGACCGAGTACGCCCGATTGATCACGGCTAACGCCAATGGCGGCGGCGGCGGCGTCACTGACAGCGCCCGAAACGATTACATGACGCTAATGAGCCCCAATGCCTCAATCGCACAGAAACGGGCTTCTCTTCAGCAGATGATAACGGACGGTCATATCCGCGTTTCATCCTATCAAAACATTCTCAACGACACTTATAAACACATGCACGACCGAGCGCCCGGCCTTCCAGGATCCGCCACCGGGCCGCTATTGCCGGGCATTCCCGCGGGCTCAAAATGGGCCGGCACCGTTAACGGCGTTCCGACCTATCGCACACCCAAGGGCCAGCTAGTTCAGGCAGGTCAGTAACATGCCCCTAAAGGTCCTCGATCCGAACACGGTCCTAGACCAGGATCAGACCAACCCGCAGGCGCCGCCGGCCGCCGCTACCGTTTCGCTGGACGCGAGTCCGGCGCCAAACGTTCCAAGCGCCAAGCCGGTAATCCTGCCATCAACGACCAAGCTTGACGAGGAAGCCACACAAGTGGCGCCGGCCGAGGACGACAACGCAGGCGCCGAGACACCATCGATTCAGGGGCAAATTGGACAGCCGATTTATGTAACCGGCCATCTTCCCAAGGGCGTTATTCGCCAGGGCGACCGAGGGCACGAATATGCCCCGACAACGACCGGCTACGCCTTTGGCGACGAAGCAGACCCAAGCAAAATGTATAGCGCGATGACCGACGCGCAGAAGGCGGACTATGCCAAGTTCTTTGCGGACAGGAAAAATCCGCCGACCGCGCAGGACCTAGATAATTGGTATCAGACCAACCTAGGCCGCCCGATGGGCAACGCGGACGAGATTGTTAAGCACTTCACGAAATACGGAACTTACAGCAGCAAAGAGGACATTAACCCGATCACCGTAAACCAGGGCGCAACGCAATCCTGGCTTTCCCATGCCGCCAACGCCGTACCCTTCGACTTCGGGGATAAGGTGGAAGCCGCCGCCGACATTTTCGCCAACGATCAGGGCCACCCGAACATTTGGAACAGCAATGCGACCCTTGGCCAGCTATTCCGGCAAAATGCCGACATCGAGCGCGCGCAGCTCGAGCGCGACAGCGCCGAGCATCCATGGGCTTCAATGGGCGGCGAGCTGACCGGCGCAGCAATCAATTCGCTTCTGACTGGCGCCGCTGGCGAAGCGGCAGGTATGGGCAATTTTGCCGAGCATTACGGCGAGTTTAACCGGCAGCTTTTGGAACAAGCCGGGCAGGGCGCGCTCTACGGCGCAGGTAACGCAGGACCCGGCAACCGCCTTAAGGGCGCAGCTCTTGGTGCCGCGGTAACGCCAGCCATCGCAGGCGCAAGCGCATTGCCCTACACCGTGGTTAAGAATGTCGCAGGGCTAGGGCGGAGCGCGCAGAGCGTTGCAGACGAGGCGGTTGCTAACGTTTTGCCCGAGGACTGGGAAAAGCAGGTTTCCGAGGCTCAGGCGGCCGGCGTTCCAATGTGGCCAGCCGATACCAACGAGCAGGCCCGCGGACTCTTTGCGGCAACCGTCCGCCAGCCAGGCGAAAATCGGGACATTGCCGTGAACGCCCTTCGCAACCGACAGAGCGGCTTGCAGCAGCGCATTTCTGACTTGATCGAGCAGCACCTAGGCCCGGTTGTCGATACTAACCAGCTAGGCGAAAACATGATGGAAACGGCGCGCCAGAACGCAGCGCCGCTTTATCAGCAATTTCATGGTCAGCGCCCCATGGGCAGCGATGCCATCGATAATCTAATGACGCGCCCTTCAATGAAGCAGGCGCTTGATCGAGCGTTTGGCATTGCCGCCGAGGAGGGCGAGAATCCCCGCGCCTTGGGTATGCAATTGGATGAAAACGGCCACGTCATCTTGCAGCCAACATCAATGGTCCGCGGCCTTGATAAGGATGGCAATATCATATGGAAGCCGGCCGATCAGATCAGCCAGGACGAGGCCGCAGCGGTTAGCCCCAACCGTTTCGTCAATGTCGACTGGACCGACCCCAACAGCGAACTAGAGCCGCGGCGCGTTACCCTGACTGGCAAGAACATGAACGGCAAACAACGCTCTGCACCTGGCGAAAAGCCTTCCCAGGTAACGGTTAATGGCCCGTTGGACCTGACCCAGTTCATTCGTTCTTTGGGCGGAGTCAGGGACGCACCGCCGGCCGACGCAGCAACGAAAACTTGGCTAGGTGGCGATTTGAAAAGCGCCGGGATTACCAACAAGCCGCGCGACATCGCTTTCGGCGCCAACAGCGATAAGTTCCTAGGCCCGATCATCAACAATAATCACGGCATGGGCATGGACGAGGCAACCCGCGCAGCATGGGAAGCCGGCTATTTCCCGGAATATGCCGATCGACCAGAGCCAAACGATTTAATTGACCGCTTGACGGAGGAATATAACGGCCGGGCCCGCTACTTTACCCCCGACGCCTTAGACGAGGTTTCCCGCTTTGAAGGGCGCCAGGCGGACAAGAATTGGATTGAGGATCTACAGCAAGAGGGCAAGCCGCTAGCCGAGGACACCGCACAGCCAGCGACAGAGGCGGACGTAGCGAAGGCCGCGGCCGAGGCGCCAACCGACCAGGGCCGGGCGCCTGATATGCGCATGACCTACACCCCCAAGACGCTGGACTATGTAAAGCGCGGCCTTGATGATTATCTCAATACATGGCGCGACAAGACCACACAGCGCCTTAGACTTGATGAAGCGGGGACCGCGGTTGACCGAACCCGCAGGGCATTTTTAGATACGGTTGACCCGCTTTTCCCGCAATGGAAGCCAGCGCGCGATATATGGAGTGGCACCAAGGCCGGAATGAACGCGCTCGAGATGGGCAAGGATTCGCTCAATCTGAATGTTCGCGACCTTAACGCCGAGATTAAGAACCTTAGCCCCTACGAACGCGACTTGTACGCGCTAGGCAACCGCCGGGCCATGGTCGACAAGGTTGAGAACATGGGCGACAACGCCGATTTTGTGGGCGGCATTGCCGGCCGAGAGCAGAAGCGCCAGTCGCTTGCCTTGCTCCACGGCACCGACCCGGAGGCCTATGGCAAGTTTACGGATGCACTCGCACAGGAACAGAAGGGTTGGCAGACCTACAGCCAAGGCCTGCTAGGATCCAAAACAGCGCTTAACCTGGCCAACGACAACAATTTGCAGGCATTGACCAACGCGGCCCATTTCTTCACCGGCGGCGCACCGCTTAAGACCGCGGTAAAGCTTGGCTTGAGCGCTGCATTCAAGGGCTTGCAGACACAGAAGGCGCAGCAGGCGACCACCCTAATCACACAGGCACTTTCCGCGAAAACCCCGGAAGAGGTTGCGGCGCTTTCGCAGCGCTTGGAAGCCGAGGCCGCGAAGAGGGGAATCGAAACAGCAGTTAGCCGGCGAGTCCGCAGCGCCATAGGGCAAAGTGGCCTAGCTGGCGGAGCGGCCTTCGGGAACATGATCAATCACCCACCGGCGCAGCAACAGCAGCCCGCACCGCCATTGCAGATCCCGCAGTAGGCAAATCAGCCTAGCAATTGTTCAAACGCGAGGCCGAGCGCCGGGCCTTATTCTTGCGCCATGGCCAAGGTCATCAACCCTTACCCCATCTTCCTGGATGGCCGAGGCGCGTTGCTGGACTCAGGCTTCATCTACATTGGGCAACCCAACAAAGACCCGACGATTCCCGGCAATCAGTACCAGCTCTATTGGGATCCGGGTTACTCAATCCCGGCGCCGCAACCCTTAAGGACGCTAGGCGGCAGGATTTGCCAGGGCCAGAATCCGGCTTTCGTTTACATCAATCAGCCAGATTACAGCATGACCATAAAGGACGCGGACGGAGTCCTAGTCCTCTACACGGCGAGCTTTGCCAATACCGGCGACCCGGCACCGAGCTATCAGCCACTTGACTCGGATCTAACCGCCATTGCGGCACTTGGGACAACGCCCTTTGGCCGCAATCTTTTGACCCTGGCCAATGCCGCGGCGCTCGCAGCAGCCACCGGAATTCCAACGCCGTTGCCCTTGGCCGGCGGATCAGTGACCGGGCCCATTCTGAGGCAGGGCGCCGGGATCCTTCCTTACTACAACGACCCCGGAATGACCGGCGGCCGGATCTTCCTAACCGCCGTTGGCGCGGCTGATCCCACCAGCCAGCCCGGCGATCAATGGTTGCAATACTGATGTTTGCGGTTCGCGACACCAGCGCCGAGCGCGTCATTGCCGGCTGGCAAGTGCGGGACGCAGGCGGCACCCCGAGAACAATCCAGCTTGGACAGATCCGGGACGCAACCGGCGCCCTTCAGATTTTCTACAACCCCATGGTTGTTAACGCTTCGCCAGTCGAATTAGCGACCACAAAGGGAAGCATGACCTGGCCATGCTTGGTCCAATCCCTGCCCACAACGATTACACCCGTTGGCGGTCATCCCCCTTACACCTACACCTGGACTCTCAAATCCGGCACCGCCCTGACCCTGACCGCGCCAGGCACCGCGAGCACAGCCTTTAACTACAACTTCAGCGCCGAAAACACGCTCCATTCAACTTACACCTGTGTCGTTCATGACAGCCTGGGCGGCACGGGTTCCGTCGACGTTCCCGTTACTCTCGTTGCTGTGGACTATCGCTAATGACCGTCCGCTATACCGATCAGGTCCTAGACGAGTACGGGCGGCCGGTTCCTGGCGCGCTGATCGACGTTTTCGACACCACCAGGAACCGGGCGGCGCTGACCGATGATGGCGGCCTGACCATGGCTAACCCCACGGCAACCGACACCTGGGGCAACTTCTATTTCAACACGATCGATGGCCAGTATCAGCTTGTCGTCCATTTTGATGAAGAGGTCCGTTACGAGGAGACGATTTACCTCGGAACCGCGATCTTGCCCGCCCTGGATGGCAACCACGGCGACATAACCGTTTCAGGATCCGGCGTTAATTGGCAGATCACCCCCGGCGTAATCACCAGCGCGGATATTGGCGCGGGCGCTATCACAACCGCCAACCTGGCCGATGGATCGGTAACGCTCGCGAAACAAGCATTCATGGCAACGGCAAGCGTTGTCTATCGCAAGAACGCCGGCACCGGGCCGCCAGAGGTTAATTCGCTGGCCACTCTCAAGACCGATCTTGGCCTAAGCGGCACCAATACCGGCGATCAGTTCCAATCGATCTTGAATAATATGCTGATAGGCAACGTTGCCGGCAACAACCAGCCCGCAATTGCCCTTCTAAGCAGCCAGGCAACCTCGATCCTCGACATTTTCACCGCCAACTTGAAAGGCCTTGCCCCGCCATCGGGCGGCGGCGCGGTGAATTTCCTTTGCGCAGACGGAACCTGGAAAGTGCCACCAGGGTCCGGCGGCGGCGGATCCGCAACGTGGGGAAACATTACCGGCGCGATCGACAGCCAGGGCGATCTAATGAATCTGTTTGCGACGGCAAATGTGACCGTCAATGGCGGGTTCCAGACGCTTAGTAATGTCGTCTGTCAGGCCACTATGATTATTCTAAGTGGCAATCCGTCAAGCAATGCCACACTCTTTTTCGGCTCTCAAAGCCAAGGCTATTACAACAAGCTTTACACCTTCTATAACCAGACCGGCGGCGCCTTCACGGTTACGCTTTCACCCTGCTACAATGGGGCAGCAAATACTTTCGTCATCCCGCAAGGCGCTTGCGTCACCCTCTATCTTTACTGGAATAAATGGTATTTCCCGGCGGCGTCACTTGGTTCACCAGCCTTCACCGGCACCCCGACCGCGCCGACTCCCAATGCGTTTGACAATTCCACCAGCCTTGCCACGACCAATTTTGTCCAGAACTCATTTTCCGTTACGACTGTTGGCGGCCTAGCCGGCGGCTCAGCCACACTGACAACCGGACAGGCCGCGACAAGCGTTATTATCCTTGCCGGAGCCTTGACCAGCAATCTTGTCGTCAACTTCGGGTCAGGGGCAGTTGCCTTCTGGAATCGTACTTATGTTGTCGTCAATAATTGCACTGGCGCGTTCACGGTTACGCTTCAGGCTTGCGCTTCAGGCGCCATAAACAGCGTTTCTGTCCAGCGCGGCACGACCGCCTTTGTCTATACCAATGGCGGCTCAATTCTCCTCGCCAATCAGGCAGCAAACCAGCAGGTTTTTGACACGGCAGCCAAGGGCGTTGTTCCGATTTCGCCAGGCGGAACGGTTAGCTTCCTTCGCGCAGACGGCCAATGGATGCCGCCAGGTTCGCCCAATGTTCAGACAGTCACAAGCGCGCCAAACGTAGCGCCAGACTTTAGCAACAATGTCGTTTCAGTGAATGCGCAGGCCGCGCCGCTCAACCTTGCCAATTGGACAGGCACCCCGGTTGACGGCTGGCGCTTGGTTGTAAGGATCAAGGATAACGGAATCGCGCAATCTCTAAGCTATGCCGCAAACTACCGGGCGGCGGCCAACGTCACCCTGCCCAAACTCACCACTCCGGGCAAAGTAACTGTCCTTGATTGCCTCTATAACGGGCCGGATTCTGTCATCGACGTTATCAACACCGGAAGCGGAAGCGGAAGTGGCGGCGGCGGCGGCGAAACCCCGCTTGCATTGTCCGCGCCGACCCTTGGTGCACCAACCCCCAACAGCCGAAAGGGACGCGGCAGGACCAAGGCACCGATGCCCAAGTCATCAACCACGATTCCGATTGCGCTTGGCGCTGACTGGCAATCCGGCAACACCTTGAAAGTTGCGCGATCGACCTCGGCAAACATGAGCAGCCCGGTCATTCTGTCCCATGTCCTGACCGATGCCGACATAACCAGCGGCACCATCGCCATTGGCTTGCCGACGCTTTCGGGGATCAATTATTTCCAGGCTTACGGCAACAACGGCGCGGACAGCTCCAATCTATCCAACATTGTCGCATGGGGCAGCGCCACCGCGCCAACGATCACCACCGCCGCCGCCCAGGCCAATACCGAAACCATGCTTTTGGGCGTTGCCTTGACCGCGACCGATCCAGAAGGAATCCCGGCGGTTGTCAGCGATGGCCTGCGGCCAGGTTGGTTCATTCTCGCAGGGCCCGACGCGCTGCAATATCAGATCACGATTGCCGGCGGCGTTCCGACTCTCCAATGGAGCAACAACGGCGCCAAGTCTTATTCAGCGCCGACCGACGCCAACGGCGATAACGCCTATGTCGTCATCGTTGGTGCAATCGACTACGGCGGCAACGCGGCATCGTTGACGATCACAACCACCGTTGCGGCAGCCGACATTACGCCAGATAATTTCAGCTTTACCGCCGTCGCCAACGCGACGATTTCAACGCTCTACACGGCAGCCGAAACCGTCACCATTAGCGGCTTGGGAACCGGCATCAACGCGCCGGTCAGCGTGGCCAACGGCCTTAGCTATTCCAAGAACGGCGGCCCTTATGTGACCACCGCAACGACCGCGCAGAACGGCGATACTTTCAAGGTTCAGCTGACCAGTAGCGCCAGTTACTCGACCGGAATCAGTGGCGCCCTGACCGTTGGCACGTTTACCGCCAACTATACCGTCACCACCCAAGCCAACCCGGCGGCGGCCAACTTCATTCTGTCGTCGACTCAGGCCGCCCACATCGACAATGCCTATAGCAGCGCGACTTACAGTTTCACCGGAATCGATTTTGTCGTTGGCGGTTTGGGTGTCGTTTTCTTCGCTATGCCCAACGATGCACGTACAATCACCAGTATTACAATCGTAGGCGCAGGCGCATCGGGCGCTAATATCGTCCTTACCCCGCAAAAGGTCGCTGGTGCAGGTAATCCGATGGCAGTCTATACCTGCCCCAATGGTAGCCCAATCGTTAACGGTACAGCCCGGACAGTCACGGTTGTTGTTTCCGGCGCCGCTTCTGTTGGTGGTATCATTACCGGGACACTGACTAATTCTTCTTCCGTTACTCCAACTTCCAGTTCCGAGCTTGATTTTACAGGATCGACCGCAACGCCGATTACCTTGCCATCGGTCACTGTCCCCTCCGCTGGCGTCGGTGTCTGTTTCTTCTGCGTGAATAGCGGCGGCCCATATACCGCTGGCACGGGAACGCTAATCGGCAGCTATACCGACCAGTTTGCATCCGGCACACACGGCGCGGCCACGCGCCAGATCACGGCAGGATCATGGATTCCCAACCTTGCCTACGCCGGAGGGCAATCAACCAATGGCGCGCTTGCGCTCACATGGAGTCACTAAGGGTGAGGAAGGCGAACGGAATCCCCGCCGGAACGGCAACGCTGAAACAGCTTAAGATTGGCGCGGGCGGTTTTTCGCCAACGATCAAGTTCGCCCTTGATGGCACATTATTGACTCGCACCGATGTAGGCAGCGCCTACAAGTTCAACCCGGCAACCCAAAAGTGGCAACCTCTTTGCCAGCCTTCCAGGCTTCCAACCGGGTTCGCTACCCTAATGGACCTATGGGAAGGCACCGGAACCTATATTGACGGATGGGGATGCTTTGAAATCGCCATTGCGCCGCAGGACTCGACTTACATTGTCATGTTCTTTGCGGGCTATCTTTACCTTTCGACCAACGGCGGAACGAGCTTTAGCAAGTGCGCCGGCTGGACCCGCAAGCCAGCGCTTGCCAACACCGGCCAGCAGCGCCTTTCGAGTGACAAGATTGCGATTGATCCGGCCAATAAAAATTATTGGTATGTCGCGACCACGACTCAATTGTGGAAAACGACCGATGGCGGCGCGACCTTTACCCAGGTAAGCGCGGTTCCGGCAGCAGCCGGCCCAGCACCGTGCCTGATTGTCGCGATCGATGCATCCTCGACCGCGGCGGCCGGCGGCCAGAAGAATATTGTTCATGCTTTCAGCAGCAACAGCGGCGCTTATCGATCGGCGGACGGCGGCGTAACATGGGCGCAGACCAAGGCCGAGACTACCGGACTGATGCCCGAAGTTATGCGGATCGACAGCACGGGCAAGGTTTACGTTAGCCTAATGAACATCAGCACCGGCGCTTGCACCTTTCTTCGCTATTCGGGGGGCGCCTGGACAACCCTTAGCGGCGTCAATGGGCTAATTCAGGACGTTGCCTGTTTTGCGATCGATCCGAGCAACAACAATCGCATTATTATTATGTCAGGCGCCGGCTATGCGCAGATGTCGACGGACGGCGGCGCAAGTTGGTCAGGCGGTTCTATTTGGTATGCGCCGATGTGGTTAGGGTTTGTTCACGGCGGCGATGTTCCCTGGCTTATCGCGGAAGTGAACCGCCGCAACTTCCTCGCCATTTCCGATATTCGTTTCCACCCCATAACCGGCGAGCTTTGGGCGGCGATGGGCGTTGGAGTCATCCACTGCACGTTTCCGGCGGCCTATAGCTCGACCGCCTATCTTTACTGGACGATTGCCAGCGCGGGGATCGAATCCCTTGTTACCCATCATGCGGTTTCCATTCCTGGTGGCCCTATGGTTTGCTTGGCCGAGGACCGCCCGGTCTATGTCTCAAATTCGCCCGATACCTACCCGGCAGACTATTACGACAGCAGCGTAACCCTAGCCGATGGCTTCGACGCCGATTATGCGAGCGACGACCCGAATTATATCGCCGTCCTTTGCAACCTTAACGCGACCGTGCCCGGCTATTCGCTCGACAAGGGCGCAACCTTTCATCCATTCGCGGCGACACCGGCGACGGCGCTTGGCGGCGGCATCGCGGTTTCGAGCAAAGCGAAGATTTGCGTTTTTCCCGGCCAGAACGGCTTGCCGCGCTTTACCGCCAATGGCGGTACGTCATGGGCTAATTGTACGTTTCCATCGAATGTCCCGACCAGCGGCGAAACCGGCTGGCAATTCGGCTACATCGACAACAAGCGACATATTATTACCGCCGACAAGGCAGCAGGGGACGGGATTTTCTACGCCTACAATTATGGGCCGGGCGGAAGCACTACCATTGCCGGAATCTATAAATCGACGGACGGCGGCGCGAACTTTACCCGAATTGCCGCTTCGCCGGTCAGCAACTTATACACCGGCTACCATGCGGTTTTACGCGCGGTTCCTGGCAACGCTGGCCATTTGTTCTTTGCCTGCGGCCCGGTTGGCAACGTTAACAGCGAGCAAACCGGGTGCCCGTTCGTGCGCTCGCTAGACGGCGGCATTACTTGGACATCAGTAGCCGGCAATCTCAGCACCGGCGCGGCCGTTGTTTCGATGAACGAAGGCGTGTTCAGCTTCGGTGCCACCGCGCCAGGCGCCTCCTATCCCTCGATCTACTTCCTTGGATGGCTCAACGGGACGTATGGAATCTATCGCTCAGATGATAATTGCGCGACCTGGCTAGCGCTTCCACTACCCAACATTACCGACGAGATTAGTTGCATTTGCGCCGATCTAAACAATTACGGTTGCTATGCGATCGGAACGACCGGCAACGGCTGGATCTATGGCAGCTATAATTGCCAGTTTGCAGTTTCATAGGGACGGCCAGACCGTGAGCTTTCGCGACAAGGCGACCATGATTGCCGTTTGCTTCCTCATTGTTGTGATTACCACCGCCGCCCTGATCGAGTTGGCCCATTGGTTAGGCCTGGGATAGCCCGAGAAGGCCGATTTTCCAGCGCTACAGCGCGTCAACAGCCTTTCAGGTATCAGCGGGCCATTTCCCGCCCGACGCGCTCTAGGGCCCTTGTACGGGCGTTTAATGGGCGGCGGCCGAGAGAGTCACCGAGCACAACCGCCGCCCTAATGCGGAAAGATTGCCCCTTCCTTCCGCATTTTAGCCTTCAGCTCAGAAACCATTTTGTCATGGCCGGCCTTGGCTTCGTTCCAGGTGGCATAGCGCAACATTTCACCGCCGCCGTAATCATCGAACACCATCGTCTCAAAGAGCAGCGGCGGTCCATGGCCAGAAAAGTTGTGATCCAGCCCGAGGAACACCGTTGAAACCCGGATTCCGGGCGCAATTTCGGTCAGGTCAACTTGTCGATCGGTGGACTCGAATTGCCGGGCCCACGTCATCATATCGGTTTTCTCAACCGAGTGATCGGGCTTCAGGATCCAGTAACCGCGCTCAATCATCAGTCGCAGCGCGCTACTTGCAGATTGAAGCCGTCGACATCGAGGACGGCGACAAAATCGTGCAGATAGAAGAAGATCCGTTCCCCGGTTGCCGGCAGATAGGTTTCAGCCAAGGGCACTAAAGGCGGATCCCCTGGGTAGCAGAGCGTTGGCCGGCCTTCGCGATCGAATATCTGGCGCAACCCGCGGACTGGCGACCAGCCACCATAGCGATAGCGTTCCTGGATTTGCTCCTTTGCCGGGCGCGCATCCAACAGCTCGAGGAAGAACGGGATATCGCCAAGCATGGAATGAACATCAAAACCTAGCCGCGCGCCTTCCGGCGTAGCCTGCCAAGCAGGATGGAGGATTATGGGCATTTATTCAGTGCCCGAGATTTGGTCGACGTGGATCTTGAAGCGATTCCCGGTTGTCCGGTTCTTGACGATCAGCCCGTCCGCGGCCCGTTCCTCGAGGCTGTAATCGTTGTGGATCCGGCCGCCGATAAAGCCGAGCAGCAGATAGGCGTTGCCCGTCGCCTTTGGCTTTGGCCAGCGCTCGTCAGTCATTGCAAATAATCCCCGTTGAAGGCCGCGACTTGCTTTAGTTCGTGCATATCGACCAGCTCCACCCGCTTGCCCTTCCGGCCGATCAGCCCGTCGCGCTCCAATTGCGCGAGGACGCGATTGACGTTGACCGAGGTTTGCCCGGTCAGCTCGCCTAGTTGTTGCTGAGTGAAGGGATTGAGCATGGCCGATTCCGTGTAGCCAGTGCGCACATAGGTTTCGCAAAGCGCATGGGCGACCCGTTGCAGCGCGTCCCGCATGGCCAGCCGGCCGATCCACTTTTGGCTAATCGCCTCATTGCGGCGCAGTAGCTTAAAGACCGTTCGTGGATGGCGATCGATCAGCGCTTCAACGGAGCTTGCCGGAAGGACCAGGACTTCGGAGCGGACAATTGCCTGAATCCCGGCGCCGTTCAGCGGGAACAAGGTTTCCCCGGGGAAGGCCAGCGCAATAATCTGGCGCTTGCCCGAGGAGTCCATTTCAAATTTTGAGACAAGGCCAGACCGGACGAAGATAGCTTCCCCGTTATCGGTTCCAGGCTGGCGGTACGCTCGCAGTTTTTCGAGAGTTACTTTCTTATGCGGCAGCTCCGCCGCCAGCTCGCCAAACTCATTCATAGGATGACTTTCGGGATGGATGGCTTGAGCCACTAATAGGGAACTTTCCCGCCCGACGAGTCAACCCCCGTTATAGATCGAGTGAACCATACATGAGCCAGATAGGCCCGACGCCGAGGGCATGCGCGACCTTGGTAACGGTTAGAATTGTCGGATTGTCGACTCTCTCCATCAGGTCCCGAATAGCCGTCTCGTTGAGCCCGGCAATGAGCGAGAGCCGCTTAGGCGTAACGCCCGACTCCTCTACCGAAGCAGAGAGCCTGGCGCGAAAATCAGCCAGGTCGAAATAATAGCGCTTCACTTTGTTTCAGCCTTTGGCTTGCGCGGCTTGTGATGCTTCAGCATCAGCCGGATAGCGACCCTGGCGGGCCCGGTAATCGGGCGCTTGCCATTCTCCCAGGATCTAACCGTATGTTGCGGCCAGGTGCCCGATAGCTCGAGCGCATCAGCCAATTGCCGTTGTGTCATCCCGAGCGTTGCGCGGGCTTCCTTCAGTTCCGTAGGGGTCACTTCTAAACGATCCTTTCTTTACTCATGGCGAAGCGAACAGCTTGCATTGCATATTCGCGAGGGGTGATCCCATGGGCGGCGGCGCGGCGCGTCAGCTCCGCATGCTCCGCCGGCGGAAGCCAGGCATCCATTTTGAATTCAGGGCAGGGGAAACGGCGCTTTGGCTCAAAGGCGCCTTCAGGTTTTACGAGGGTAATTGCCATGGTGAAATTCTCCCGTTTCAGCGGTGGGCCGAGGGCCCGTTAAGATTGAGGGTAAGGGAACATCGTTCCCGGTTCAACGGATCTTGCGGCAGGCCTTCACGCGGTAGCGCGAGCCAAAGCCATGGCCGCCATAGACCTGGCCAACGCGGAACGGCGCCGGGCAATAGGGATCCTCGACAGTGAGGCCCGCAAGCGCGCCGTCAATGAAAGTTTTGGTAACTACGAACATCCGAAAAATCCTTCCGGTCAGGCGGGCCGATGGCCCTAGGGTTGAGGCGAATCGCCATGACTTTGATAGGGGAACAGAGTACCCTTGTAAATCACGGATCCGTTCAAAGGCTCTGGCAACGGGTAGAAATGGCGGAAAACTGCGCCTAAAGGGTCTGCGGTGAAAGTGCGGTGCAAATAGATAAAATCCGTGCTTTTTTTAGGCTCAAATGACAATTTAGATGCAAAATACGGCTTATTTTTCAAACGTTTAGGTTTTTGCCCTTGTGGCGGAATGGTACGGGCAGGCCAGCTTAAACTATTGAAAACAAATGGAATTCCAAAAATCTCTGCGGTGAATCTGCGGGAACCGATCGCGGAAAACTGCCATTTCCTAAAATCACGGGCACGAATTTGTTACGAATTCGGGCACAAAAAAACGCCCGCCGACCGGAGTCAGCGGGCGCCCGTTTCGCCTAGGTGGCGCGGGAAGGGGAGGCGAGTCCTAGGCGGCGTTTCGGAAGGGTAGCACGTTTGGCGCTTCTGGCGTTGGATGATCGACAAAGGCGCCAGGGCAAAGCTTCTCAATCTCCGCGCAAACGCCTTCCGTTGCTTCCAGCGCTAGCCCCCAATTGCGCGGATCCCGGAAGGCGTACACGTCAGACATTGTCCGCTTTTCATGGCCAAGCATCTGACGACCCTGGACCCAGTTGGATTCGCCAATCATGGGACGGCAAATCGTGGCCATGGACCGGCGAATAAGCTTGGACCCGGACTCGCCGTTTTGGGGCAAGCCAAGCGCCTTGGCCATGGCCGGAAACGTGTGCTTTGAAAGCGTCGGAACAACCGGCCCGCTAACCGTGTCGAGCCATTGCCCGACAATCTCAGGGACGGGAACGCTAGGCCGGTACTTGTGCGTCTGGCGACGGCCGATCGGGTTAAGGTGGAACACCCGCGCACCCGATGACCATTGTTTACGCTCTGGCGCCGTCGATGCATCTAGGATGGCATCAGGACGCGCCCAAGTGGCTACAGAGAGCCGCAGGAAGGCCAAGAGGCCTTTGCGTTGCGCGCGGAGCTGCGCCTTGTGCTTGGCGCTCTTTCCGGCCGGATTGACGCAATAACGGAACATGGCCGCCAGTTCCGGAACGCCGGCGCGATACTCAGGGCTACGGCTTAACTCATTGAGCTTCAGCGGCGTGAACGCCGGCTTTTCACCGCAAAAAGCAATGGCGGCGGCGAGCTGCACAACGCAGTTTTCAATCGTGGCGGCGGCGTGAAACTTGCGGCGCTTGGCGCCTTCCGGCCCAACAAGGTAGCCGGTTTCCGTCATCCATTGGCGGAAGCGCTGAATCCACAGCTCGTTTATTTCGACTGTCCGGACATTCTCACGGCGCAGAACTTCCCGCGCGTAACGCTCGAAATGCTCTAGCCTTACTCGGATGGCATTGCCTGAAGCTTGGCCATCGCCTTTGCCAAGCCGGTAATCGCGAATGATGTCGAGTAAGAGCCCGTTGGATTTCGGAAGCGGCTGACCGCAGCGCTCGCAGACACAAGGGCCGCCCGTCATCGCAATATAATGGTTGTCTAGCGCGCGCTCCGCTTCCTTTAGGTCAGTGGTTTTAGTCGACTTGTAGAGAGGCCGCCGCTTGTCCGGATCATACCAAGTAATATCATAGTTTGGCCGGTCACTACGTTTGCTCAGGGCAAATGGGCCGCGCGAATAGAGTGGCGCCGATTCCGCAGAAGGGTTGGTTCCAGCGGTTCGCTTAGATGGCTTTGGCATTGTTCGTTTAACTCCGCTTCAGTTGCTTGCTGCAAGGCCCCAAACGCGCCGGATGAAACCAGCAAGGCCAGATCACTATATGACAGACGAATCCCCGTTTGGATTTGTAGCTTGCGGGATATGCGCCTAGTCAAATCGTTTGCTTGTCCGGGTAGTTTTTTCATATCGGACTCCTATTGCTTAGGGAACACCGTTCCCCCTGTCAATTCCCCTCTTTGGGTTGTGGCGTCAAACGCAACCGGGCCCTGGCGAAAGCTTCATCAACATAGCTGACCATATCCGCCGGCATTTCGGTTAGCTGCAAATCGGCTTCCCGCTCGAGGGCGCGCAGATCAAGCATCAGCTCGCACTTGTCCGCGCGGCCGATGAATTGCTCCGCAAGGACTTGGTTAGGATCCTTGGTTACGCCTAGCTCGTCGCGCTCTTGGTCCTCATATTCACCTTCGCCTGGCGCGCCCTCGTCATCGGCAGGGAAGGAATCCGGGCCCGAGTCCGGTTCCGGTTCAGGCTTTGGCATGGGGTTAGGATCGGGCCCCTTTTGGTCCTTTTGTGTATCTTCTGACCCGTCCTCGATTTCCCCGGTTTCAGGGTCATAGCCGAGCGTTTCGGGTTCCGGCGCCGGGTTGCGATCGAGCAAAGCAACCGCGGACTTGGCCGCGAAATTCATATCCTCTTGCTCTACGTCGACAAGAATATCCCCGGACATCGGCAGGGTCTTGCTATGCCGGCGGATAGCCGACTTTTTCGCCATCTCCGCGAACCATTCCACCCAGGGCCCTTTAGCTTCGCGCCGGTTGCCCTTGGCATCGTATTGCGCGCCCGTCTGGCTGGCTTCCCGGATTTGCTCAATCTCGTATCTTTTCAGCACTTCAAAGGACTTGGAGCCGTCCTTGAACGTGGCGACTGAATAAGCCGCGATAATGTCATCATCATGAGGCACAAAACCCGCATCCAGGATGGGCTTGTGCCGTAGCGTCCGCTCAGTTCCTTCCTCGTAGATGAAGCGGCCGGCTTCCAGCTCTTGCCGAAAGACCACCGTTGTAAAAAGGTCCACAACTTCATTGCTTTGCAGGATCTTCTTACGAAGCCCAAACACCATGGGCATGTATTGGGCAATCTTTATGGTGTGCCATCCATCACCGTCCTTAAAGCGATGATTAAAGGGCGCAATTACGCCTTCGCGGCCGTCCGGCAACAAGCCATCCTGCGCGGCCTTCATACAGGATGTTAAGAAGCTCCGCCGCTCGCAATCGAGCAGGGCCGGCGATTGCTGCACCGCGGTTAGGATTGTTCGTTGCAGCTTTTCCGGCGTGATATGCGCCGGCAGCACCATCTTGAACTCTGCGGCGCGATCCTCGAGCTGCGAACGCAGGACGGCTAGCGGCGCTGGCAGTTTTTCGACAGGCTTTTCAGTAGTTTCCGGCTCAATCTTGGCAACGGTTGATGACTTGGCCATCTCAGCAGCTCCTAGCGAATGTCGGCTTTCTTGTTTTCCCAAATGCGAACGCCGGCGATGTGACGGGCGCCGCCGCGGACTTGAGCCCGGACTACCTTTTCCATGGCCTCGACCACCGCAGGGTGCCGGCGGATTGCCAGCGGCAGCTTGGCCGGGTCGATAATCTCGGAAAGCCATTCCGAGCGCTTGCCTACCCTGGCGCCGTGATCCCCGGTTATCGCTTCATCTTGCGTTGCAATGAATTCATCTAATTTCTTGCGAAGAATGGAAATGCTGGACTCCATCGGTTCCAGCATGGCCGCGGCTTTGGCGATCAGCGACTTTTGGGCGGTCAGCAGCGGCCGGTTAAGCGCCATGCGCTCCGCCTCTACGCTTTCAGTCACAGCCCTGGCGGCGGCGATCAGGTCCCCGGCTTTGCCGGCCGCTTCCCTTGTGTCGATCGTACCAGCCCGGCCGGCGCTTTCCGCAATCTCGATAGTGCGATGATCGAGCCCGCGCCGATGTAGCGCGTCCTCAAAGTCGAGCAGGATTCTATCCTCGAGCGGCGGTTGATTATGGTCCGCCGGCGGCGCTTCGCTTGGCCAGGGCTTAAGATCACTAAACAGCGCGCTTTCATCGGGCATGCTTCCAGCTCCTTTCAAAATGGCATTGGGGTTTTCAGGCGATCGATCGGGCGCCGCGGGTCATAGTAGGGGTTGGACGTGTCTAGCGTCCGGTTGAGGTCACAAAGCCGGTCATGTTCGGAAAGGTCGATCGGATCCCTGGCGCAGCCTGGCCAGAAGCGATCGACGGGCACCAGCTCGCAGCCATTCAGCCGGCATTGCCACCGCGGCGCGCGGTCCATCTCTTCGCCAGTATCAGGATCTATGGGCGCACCGATCCAGAACCGCACCGCGACGAACGGGCCGCCGCGCGTCAAACGTACCCGGTAGCAACCGGCGGTTGGAATATCGGGATTGACCGAGGGCCCACGGTCGACGCGCGGCCGAGGCTTGCGTTTTGATCGGAAGGCACGGGCCATAAGCTTGCATCCCGGCGAGTCGAAAAACGGCGCCGGAATTGATCTTGTTTGGATCGGAGAGCAAGAAAAAAGCGGGAAATAGCCCGCTTGCGTTAATTAGGTTGCGAAAAGGTAATCAAAAGGAAACTTTGATCGACTCGGCTACAGTTTCCGCCAGATCCGCAGCAGTTTGCGCGCGCATGACAAACAAAACAGGCGCGACCCAGGTTAGCGCGTCCGCCTCAATATCCGCCGAGCTAAACCAGCGTAGCGACACCTTGCCAGGCTCAGAACCACGGCCGAGCACCCGCAGGTAAGCCGGGCCGCCATTCACTTGCGCGATACATTCAGCGCCAAAGCAGCAGCCTTCGCCTATTTGCTTGTCGCATTGTGCGGCGTAGATCAGATCACCATTGCGATAGGCCGGCCTTAATCCTTCGCCTTCAACACGATAGGCGACAACGTTAGATTGCCTGGCAGGCGGCCGCGGGACGAGCTGCAAATCAGCTTCAGGCCCGTTCGGGAACATCGTTACTAGACCGTCCGCGCCGATCGATCCGACTACGGGGACCATTTCACCGATTAACAAGGATGTTGGCACGTTGAGGGCTTTAGCGAGCGCTAACAAGGTCCCTATTCGCGGATCATCTACCTTACGCATAAGGTCCCTAATCGCGGACTCATTTAGTCCCGCACCTTTGCTTAGAGGCTTCGACTTCAAACCTAGTCGATGCATCTCACGCAAAATGTTGTCACGAATACCGACGATTACAGGCCGTTTACCCATTCGCTACCTATCTCACAGTTTGGGGTGAAATTTCTAGGGGTAATGTCCCCTAATAACGGCATATTGACAGCGGGACAATTCCCGCTTTATGACGGCGAGTCATGGCGCCTATTCTCCCAGAGATAGAGGTCTTTCTTGCCCGGTACGGCATGAGCGCGAGTCGCCTAGGGCAGCTAGCCGTCAACGATAAGAACCTCGTCAAGCAGCTCCGCAAAGGCCGGCGCGTCTGGCCTGAGATGGAAACCAAGATTCGGATATTCATGGCCGCGCACCAGCGGCAGCACAGCAAGGCACCACCGCGGCGCCGAAAGGCGGCCTAGCCATGCTGGCCGGTAGCAACCTCGGACTCGGATTCCGTGAAAGGCTTTTCAAACACCGGCGCAGCTCCACCGATAACCACCAGGCGAAGCCGGGCCAGATCAGACAAGTTTTCCGGGTAAACGGCAGCTTGCAGAGCATCGGAAAACCCCCGAGCAACATCGACAGGCATAACCACATCGAGGCCGTCAGGGTTCCCGGCGGCAATGTGGAAATTTCCCCCGGCGCGTTTGATAGTCGGAACTTTAGTTACTCGGAAAGAGGGCATTTGCGAAACCTAACCGTTTCGCCCCGGCGGGCCCTTTCCCCCCGCAAGGGCATGAACCCTACCAATAGCAGCAGGGCATACCCTCCGCAAAGCCTAGGAGAAACCCGCACATGAATAAGTGGACGCCATTGCGCCAGACGGCGGCGCTTCGCGTGATGATTGAGCTGGCAAAGCTGGACCCGCACAACGTTGCCCTGGCCTTTGCCCGATCGATATTCGCGGACGCGGACGCCGAAGGGCACCACCCGATTCAGCGGCGCGTAACAGCGGCAAGTTTGAAGCGGCAGCGCATGGCCGAGCGAGCTGCGGAGCGCGCCAGGTTAGACAACGAAATGGCCACTTACTATCGCGCCGGGTTTACCCTCATGGCGACCGCGGAAAAGTTCGGTGTCGGACAAACCCGGGTTAGCGATGCGCTTGCACGGCTGGCCGTTAATCCAAGAAAACAGGGCGCAGCCAAGGGCACCGGCGAGGACCTAGAGCGCGTCGAGCGGATCCGAAAGGCGCGATCGGTTAGCCCGCCAATGACCCTGGATGAAATCGCCAGGCATGAGCTGATCAGCCGCGAGCGAGTCCGACAGATTTGTCTCAGGCATGGGATCGGCACCGGCAAGATCAACCAGGGCGATCATACCGAAGAGGTATTGCGCAAGGCGCATCGGATAGCGGAGCTTTACCGGGCAAACCTGCCAATCAGCCGGATTGCCGACGAGGTAGGGCTACCCAAACCCGGCGCCGTCTATCGTTATTTGTATATCCTTGGCGTCGAGCCCAACCGGGCCAAGGCAGCATGAATCCCGGCGCCTATGATCGACTCTACGCGCAGAACATCAACGAGCGCGCTCGAGATGGCGCAACCTGGCCGTGTGGCCATCCCAAGACTCCCGCCAACTCGCAGAGCGTAGGCAAGCGCAACGGTTTCAGATGCAAGATTTGCCGGCGGGAAATTGCGGCACGATCGAAGATCGAAAGGGCATTACGTGGCGGGATCAATCCTCGTTGAAACAGGCTGGCCAGCAAAGCCACTAAGCCCCAACGCAAGGCCGCACCACCTGGCCAAGGCGAGCGCCAAGAAGAAGGCGTTTAACGAGGCATGGGGAGCCACCCAGGAGGTCAAGGGACGCGACTGGAAAGCGCCCCAGGATGGCCGGTTCAACATCACGATCGAGGCTTTCCCGGCCGTCTGGCGCGGTCGAGACGATGACAACCTCGTGTCATCGGTAAAGGCGCATTTGGATGGCATTGCCAAGGCGCTAGGCGTCAATGACAGCCGGTTTAACGCGCCGGTTATCGACTGGCACACACCACAGCGGGAATTCCGCTTCCCGCGCGGCCGGCTTGTTTTCCACGTCGAGCCGCTAGCAGATTCCCAACCGGCAGACCTTTCCGGGCCGGAAGGGAGAAGGGCGCGGGCTCTTAACGCCCCAGTTACCGGAGTCCGCGCCCGACCGTCGACAACCACCAGGCGAGGGCACGAATGACCAATGCCAGGGAGGCGCCCGAAAATCATTCGGCGGCTGGATGCCGCCCTGGACATCATGGACGCGCGAAACATGGCCGTGAGGGCAATCTATCTGACCGAAAAGGACTGGACCGCTTACGACCGCGCGCAATCGCGCGCTTACGGCGCGAAGCTTTGTTGCTTCCAGTATAGCGACCACCCCATCAGGCGCGGCAAGGAATCCAAAATCTATTCAACGAACGGCGTTGCCGTGAGCGTGCCCAAGGATCCGCCGGCATGACCACCAGGCAATTCCAGCTTTTGCCGGCCGGTAACGGCGTTGCCAACATCGAGGCCGAGGCCGCGCTACTTGGCGCCTTGATGATGGAAAACACGTTGATTGACAGCGCCGCCGACATCATCAGCGAGCGCGATTTTGCCGAGCCGGTGCACGGCCGGATCTTCGCGGCACTGTTACGCGAGCATGACCTAGGCCACCGCTCGAGCCCGGTTACATTGCGCCCATATTTTGCCGACGATGACGGAATCACCCAGCTAGGCGGACCCGGCTATCTTGCGCAGCTTACAGGCAGCGGCGCGGCATTGCTTGGCACCATGGATTTTGCGCACCAGATTGCCGATCTAGGCAAGCGCCGCCGGCTGATTGAAAACCTCGCTTTGTTGAGCCGATCGGCTGAGGATTACAGCCTGGACCTGGACCAGATCCGCGCCGACGCAGAAACGGCGCTGGACGATACGCAAGGCGCACGATCGACGGTTTACACCGCGGCGCAATGTATCGAGCTGGCGCTAAACACGATGGGCGACGACGAGCCGCCGGGAATCAGCTGCAAGATCATTCCGAGCCTCGACCGGGTACTTGGCGCCATCAAGCCCGGCTTTGTTGTGATCCTTGCCGCCCGGCCAGGCATGGGCAAGACCGCCACCGCTTTAAGCTACGCGCACGGCGCCGCGATGCAGAATCACGGAGTCCTGATCGAAAGCCTGGAAATGAAGGCCGAGGAGTTGGGCGGCCGGATGGCTTGCGATGTCGCGTTTAGTAGCGGCAACCCGGTTTCATATGCGCTTGTAACCAATGGCGGAGCAAAGCCCGAGCAACGGCGCCAGATAGCCCGCGCAGCGCTTCTAGCGCAGCAATGGCCATTGTGGATCGAGAACCTTAAAAATCGCACCGTAAGCGGCCTAGGCGCCGCGATCAGGCGCCAGAAGCGCCGGGCATTGGCCAAGGGTCACACGCTTAAACTTGTGATCCTCGATTATCTGCAATTGCTTCAGCCCGACCACCGCGAGCAGAATCTTTACCAGGCGACCAGCGCCGTTAGCCGAGGGCTAAAGCAGCTCGCGCAGCTCGAGGACGTTGGAATCCTGGCGCTTTGCCAATTGAGCCGAAGTGTCGAGAACCGCGACAACAAGCGGCCGACGATGGCCGATCTACGCGACAGCGGACAGATTGAGCAGGACGCCGACACGATCTGTTTTTTGCTCAGGCAATCCGAATATATCCTTCGCGACCAACCGAGCGAGCCTGGCGCCGACTGGGACGAATGGCACCAGACCTTTGAGCCGGAAAAGAACCGCATTGAATTCCTTGTCCCTAAGCGCCGCTTTGGCCTTGCCGGCAGCGCCTTTGGCGAATGGCACGGCGAATATCAGGCAGTCAGGGGATGACAAAAACTGTCACCCCATACGAAAAGGGCGACCCGAAGGCCGCCCCGTTTGCTGGATCCTGGCGCCCGGCTCTAGGCTGGAAAGCAAGCCGTCACCCGGTATTTAGGACCCGTCCAACCCCCTCCGTAAATTTTGCCGACTTCAAACGAAACCGGGCATTGCCGTTCAACATAAGTGAGCCCCTTGAGGGTTCCATCAATGAAAAGCTTGTGAACGGTGTAACGCATTGCAGTTCCTTTCACTTTCGTTGTTGCGTCTGCGACGATCGGTTGAGTCATTTCAGAATCTCCGCGCATTCGAGCAGGCGCACCAGCTCCGCGGCCCATTCGGCCGCTTCGCGATCTTTGCCACATTGCTTGTATGCAATGGCCTTGGCCATGGCCCGGCTTGCTTCGCTTCGATCAATCATTGCCTCAGTGTCCGTTATAGGTGAGCTGAGGACCAAGAACGCTAGGGCGGCTGTAGGACTGGCCATCGATGCTGATCCAGCCATGCCGAAAGCCGTAATC